ATTTACTGGATATTAAAACACCAGTTTATTAAACTAATAAATAGTTGTATGGCAACATTTATTGGTTATAGTACAGTTGATAGAAGATTTGGTAACTTTACACTTAAAGATGTAGAGTTAGCCAAACGTGATCTATTAAATCATTTTTATACACGAAAAGGTGAACGTCTTGGTGAGCCAGAATTTGGCAGTATCATCCAGGACTTGGTCTTTGAGCCATTGGATGATCGCACAGTTAATGCAGTAGAAGATGATGTTAGGGATGTTGTGGCAAACGATCCTAGATGGATTTTAAATACCCTAAACATTAATACTGGACAGCATACTATTGAATGTATTTTAAGTTTAACATACAGACCAGATAGTACAGCTGAAGAACTTTACCTAAAATTCACAGCGGAAGAAGAAGAGGAAGAAGATGGCACAGAGCGTTAGACAACGAAATCTGTTTGCGGCTGAAGACTTTACTGTTGTTTACGACAGTTTCAAGCAAGCAAACTTTAAAGCCTATGACTATGATAGTATTCGTAGTGCAATGGTGGATTACATCAGAGATAATTATCCAGAAAACTTTAATGACTGGATCAGTTCAAGTGAATTTGTTGCACTTATTGAACTCATTGCATTTATGGGCCACAACATTGCATTCCGCACAGATTTAGCAAGCCGTGAAAACTTCTTAAGTACAGCAGAACGCCGTGCCAGCGTGTTGCGTATTGCAGACTTTCTAGGTTATAAACCAACACGTGCATTACCTGCACGTGGATTATTAAAAATTAGCACAATAAAAACCACTCAAAATGTTTATGACATCAATGGTGAAAGTTTAAAAAATCAGGAAATTGATTTTAACAGTGACCAAGATCCAAACAGCTATCAAAACTTTTTGTTGGTATTAAATGAAATTCTTCAATCTACCAACAAGTTTGGTAGACCAAAATCCAGTGCAGATATCTCTGGAGTAAAGACTGAAGTATATGGTACAAATATTGCTGATAAATCAATTACGTTTCCATTTAGAGGAACAGTTAACGGACAATCACAAGATTTTGAAGTTGTAAACAACTACATTAATCAAGATAATATTCTGGAAGAACAGTCACCAAATCCAGGTAGTAGTTTTAATATTATATACAGAAACGACAATCAGGGTATTGGCAGTAACAATACTGGTTTCTTTGTGGGATTTAAACAAGGTGAATTAAAATATACTGATTATACAGCAGATAGTGCTATTAGTAATTTGAGTTTATCTATATCAAGTACAAACATTAATGAACTTGATGTGTGGGTACAAAATATCAATGAAAATGGTTCAGTAATACAAAACTGGACTAAAGTAGATACTACGTTTGGTGTTAATGCTATTTTTAACAGTATACAGAACCGCAACCGTACACTCTATAGTCTGCGTACACTAGATAATGACAATGTAAGTATTGAATTTGGCGACGGTGTATTTACAGACATTCCACGTGGGTTGTTACGTATTTGGTATCGTGAAAGTTTAAACCAGAGCTATACTCTTAATACAGATGATATTGGTACTATACAGTTTAACTTTAAGTATAGTGCGAAAGACGGCAACGAATACCAGGCTGTTTTTAGTGCGCAACTTATGGAGCCTGTTGCTAATGCAAGCAGTAGAGAAAGCGTATTAAGTGTAAAAACAAATGCTGGCCGTGTATTTGCAGCACAAGACCGTATGGTAACTGCCGAAGATTACAGCATTTATCCACTTACAGTCAGCAATAATGTTCGTAAAATTAAAAGTGTAAACCGTACGCATAGTGGACACAGTCGTTTTATTGATATTAATGACCCAACAGCACAATATCAAAATGTTAATATGATTGCTGAAGATGGATACATTTATAGTGAGAGTGTTCTTAACCGTGTTAGTTGTAGTTTGCCTACAAATTTAACTGAAGAACAAATTTTTGATGTTTATATTAAAGAACTAATACAAAATCCAGAAACATTAAACTTCTTTTACCAGAACTACTCGCCAGTTAGTGTTGGTTTCTCCAGTACTACATCAAGTTTTACCTGGAACCAAGTAAGTAAAAGTACAAATGAAAGCACTGGATACTTAACTCGCAATGGCGGAGTTGAGCGTGTGGGACCTGCTAATGCAACCGCACTTAAAGACGTCAAAGTAGGAAGTATTATTGAATTTATTGAAAGCCCGTACAACAACGGTACTATTGGAACAGTTGGTAGTCAATTGTCAATTGCCAATGGCGGCAGTGGTTATACCAGTGTACCAACTATTACAATACTGGGAACAGGAACTGGCGCCACAGCAAGCGCAGTAATCAACAACAGTGGACAAATTACAAGTGTTACTGTTACCAACGGAGGTATCGGATATACCAATCCAGTTATTGTACAAATAAGTGGTGGCGGCGGTAGTGGTGCAAATATTTTAGCAACTGCAACAAGTGCAGGAAAAGAATGGGCCAGAGTTGTCAGTGTAAATGAAGATGGATTGGGTATTGATGATGTTACTGGTAATCCAACTGGACGAGACAGCAAGGGCAAAGGCGCTATTGTACTCAGTAAAGTTATTCCAAACAGCGCAAGAATTACTCGTATTTTTCAGCCGTATAATACTAAGTTTACAACAACAGAAAAAACAGCAGCAGTTGCTCAATTACGATTAAAGAACAGTTTTGGATTACGTTTTGATGCAAATGACAGTCAGTGGAAAGTTGTGTTAGGAAACGACTTGGCACCAGCAAGTACAAATGATCCGGTTAACTGGAGTACCACATATGCTGGAAATAGTACAAGCCAAAATTTAGATAACAGTTGGATTGTGCGTGTAAATTACACTGCTGACAAATGGGAAATGATTACAAGACGCTTCCGTATTGTATTTGGTAGTGACACGGCAGTAAGGTTTTATAACCAAAATAATAAGATTAAATTTAATCTGGAAACAAATAAACCGGAAAGAGATCAAATCAAACTGTTTAAGACAAATAGCAGAAGTGGTTCAAGTCCATACAGTTTAGGAAAAGACATAAACTTGTTTGCATACAAATACTATGCAGAACCAGACGGATACAGTGATGATCACAAGTTGATTGTAACTGTAAGTGATATTAATAATGATTTATATCCTGATAATCCACTGGCATACAAAGACTTGGTAGGTACAGATACAGTGAGCTTAACTACTGTTACAGAAGATGATTTTGAATACACAGTGGTTGATCCCGACGGAACTGGCGGAAATATTTCTGGCAGACGTGAATTAAGTTTCCAGTGGAAACGTGTTGCAGACAGTGAACAAAGAATTGATCCTGCGATCAGTAATATTATAGACACATTTGTACTGTCAGACACATATGATTTATTGTATAGAAATTGGCTTACACGAGATAGAAAAGAAGATACAGAGCCTAAAACACCAACCAGTGATGAACTTAGAGAACAATTTCAGAGTTTAGATAACAAGCGTAGTATTAGTGACAGTATAATCTATCGTAGTGCCAGATACAAAGTGTTATTTGGTGAGGCTGCTGAAAATGGACTACAGGCTAAATTCCGTGTAGTTAAAGTCAAAGGCACAACACTAACTGATACTGAAATTAAAAACCGTATTATTACTAGTATTGAAGAATTCTTTAATGTAGACAACTGGGACTTTGGTGAAACTTTTTACTTTACTGAATTAGCTGCATATGTACACAATGAAAACCTGGGTATTATCAGTAGTATTGTAATTGTACCAGTACAAGAAAACAGTGCATTTGGTAATTTATTCCAAGTGACACCAAACAGTGATGAACTATTCATCCCAGACGTAGATTTAACAAGTATTGACATTGTAAATAACTTTACAGGTGTTAATCTAAGAACAAGTATAACCTAAGGGACAAAAAAAGAATGTCAAATTATGAAGCTGATCCTAAAAAGTTAGAAAACTTTACACAAGCAGAAGAAGATAAAATTTTTGTAGGACGTAGAGATCTTGTTAAACAATTACCTGGTATCTTACAGACAGATACTAACAAGAGATTTCTACGTACTACTCTTGATCAACTTTTCAGCAGTGGCAGCACAGAAACTCTGGACACATACTGGGGTCGTATTACTGGTAAAGATTATATCAATGACCAGGACTTGTTTGCTCCAGAAACAAGATCTGGCAGATTAAATTATCAATTAGCACCTGGATTTAGTCTAAAAAACGGACTCGAAACCACAACTGCACTAAGTTATCTACACATAGGTAATTATTTTAGAAAATACGGTATGACAGAAAAAAACTACGACAAAGTTGGCAGTGAGCCGGGTTATACCTTTGACTTACCTATTAATATTGATATGTTTGTTAATTATAAAAATTATTACTGGTTAATGGATGATATTCCAACATGTGTCGTAACACCAACAGCTCAAAATCCTATTGAAATTGATAATATCACAATGCTGTCTAACTATACAACGCCTGTGCTGAATAATGGAAAAACACTGGAATTTGTAAATGGTATGCGTGTTATTTTTAGCGGTAGTAATGCCACTAGTACTAGTGGAAATTATGTAGTTGGTGCAACTTATTTTGTTGAAGGTGTTGGTACAGGAAATATTAAATTTGTATTAGCTGTAGACGAAAACAATGTTGTAAAATTTAAACACTTGCAACATTATACACCAAGATTGCCCAGTGATTGGGATGCAGATTCCTGGGATAGTGAACCGTGGGATTACAGTGAATTTAAATTACCTACAAAAGAATATGTAGTTATGGATCGTTCAAGTAATGATTTAAATCCCTGGTGTAGAGCAAATCAATGGTTTAGTATCTATGCATTACGTAATACAGTAGAATATAACGATTTAGATATTGAAGATTATTATAAGAGTCAATTTAGAGCGCAACGTCCTATCATTGAATTTGATCCTAATATGGAATTATACGATAGCGGTTGGAATTTTATTGATAATATTGATCATGTTATAACAGGTGCTGACCCAGCAATTGATATTATTGGACAATCACAATATCTTAATGCAAGATTAGGACTAGAAGATGGTGATCTAGTATTGTTTTTAAACAGTGGAAGTTATAGTAACAACATATACACTGTGAGTGGTGTCGCCACAAACAACTTACAATTAACATTGGCAACTGCCGCTAGCGGATTGTCAATGGGGGATAAAATTTTAATTGAGCATGGTCCTGATAATATAACAGGACGTGTTGGGTATCCTGGAATAGAACTATGGTGGACAGGAACTGAATGGCGTTATGGTCAACAAAAAATCTTCCGAGGCGATGCTCCACGTTTTAAACTTTATGATGATCAGGGTGTAGATTTAGCTGATTATACTGACACTGATTATGATGGTGACTTTGTCTTTAATTATGTATACAACACTGCTGGTGTTATTGATCCAGAACTTGGATTTGCCCCAAGATATGTTGAAAGTAATAACGGTAATGATTTAGATTTTGAAACACCAATTGTAGGTAAAAGATATAAAACTGATTTAGGTGAAGCAAGCGCCAGAGAAATAAATGGTTACTATTACTGGAAAGATAGAGTAAAACAAGAATTTGATAATGGCTGGGCATATATTAGGGAAACCCAGCGTGTTCCTGTTATAAAAACACATATAGCCATTGACAATGAATTAGTTGAAATTGATCTTAAATCAACTAATATAGAATACAGTACCAATTATGGATTATTACACGGCGACAATCGTTATGTGTTTAACAACATAACAGTGTACGATCGAGTACCACATGGTGAAAATAACAGTACATTAGTATTTAAATATGATACTGATTATACAATACAAACACATATTTTTGACAGTAATAATAATATTGAATTTGTAGATCCATTGGGAAATACTCATAGTGATATTGTAATAACTACATCTGGTAATAC